CTTCTCAGTCTTTTGATGATTATGCAGAAGGTCTCCGTAAACTTGTATCCGTGGACAGCGGAAGCTCAGAAGATAAGAAGTAAGGTTTTTGGCGACCTCTCCCCAGAGGTCGCCAAACTCTTTGTTTATTATGTTGAATATCATTTAATAAGAAAGGAGGTTTAATATGGGTAGTGCTTTAGGTTCAGCAATTACAGCTGGTGCATCTCACATTAATACTGGTATTACTAATATTTATAATAGAAAAAATGTAAAGGATACTAATGCCACGAATCTTCAAATAGCTGAAGAAGCAAATGAAGCGGATTACCGCAAGTTTTTAGAGGCTAATGAGTTCTCGCATAATGAAGCCCAACTTGCTTTTGACCGTTCAGTAGAGCAGTGGAAACGTGAGAATGAGTATAATAGTCCATTAGAACAGATGAAACGTTTTGAGGAAGCTGGCCTCAATCCTCAGCTCGCTTTTATGGCTGGCAATGGTAATGGAGCTTCTTTTAGCAATTCACCATCTGCTTCCTCTGTATCTCCGCCAACGTCTCACGTTCCTGAGTTGAAAGCACCCTACTTTGAGCCATTTGATATTGGTCAAAGTTTCATGAATGCAATTCAAGGCTTTGCTAAAGCAAAAAAAGACTCTGCTGATGCTAAAAAGGCTGGTGTAGAAACTGTTTTTCTTGATGAATCTTTGAATGACCGTTTACGTGCTTTGGAGAGTGAGGCAGATTTTAAAGAACAGCAATCCTATTTACAATCTATGTTTGGATATAGAGAGCGTTCCGCACAGGTTCAGGAGTCTATTAATAAAACTGCTCTTTACGCTGCTGAAGCAAAATTGGCTGAAAAGCGAGGTCAAACAGAAGAATCACAAAAGCTTCTCAATGATGCTTTATCTGAGCTTCATAAGTATCAAACAAAATTACAGCAGAAAGATATTGAGCATTATGAAGAAAGATTGCGTGCTGATATTGGCCTTAAACGTGCCCAGGCTGCCCAGGCTTCTGCTGTTGCAATTACAGAAGATTCGCTCCGTGAAGTTCGTAAGAATTTGTTAGGTGAGCAATATTCTACTGCTAAGTCTGATTCTATCATCAAGGATATTGATGCTCGTGTCGAACAGCAGTTAGAGCATGACCATTGGCAGTATAATGACAGAATTAATGCTATGCTGTCCAATCGTTTTGCTCGTCAGATAGAAGGTCTTGACTTTAAGAAAGCTGAGGAACTATATCCTATTGCCATAAAGATGATGGAGCAAGATATGCACAAAGGCGATATGAAAGATTGGTATTATTATGTTGACAAGCTTTTCTCTGCTCTTTCTTCTTCCGCTGGTGCTGCCGCTGGTGCTTATATGGGTTCTAAGGTAGGTTCACCTAAACCTAAGCCTGTCCGAGGTTTTACTCGCTAATTTTTTTATTAAGCCTGCTAACTTCGTTATATTGACGTTCAATATAAAGGATTTAACAGGCTTTTTCTTTCATTAAGCTTATTTCTATTTTTAGTTTATTTTTATCATATCATTAATATTTATAATATTATTGTAATCTATTGCATTATTTATGTTCTTTATTTTTTTTTTTTCTCAGTGGCATTCGGAAAGTCATTTAATGCTGAGCGTTAAATAACTTTTCGCTATTACTATTCTCCTGCCAAAGGATATGTTCCTTAAACACCTCTACGAGCTATGCTCGTCCTCCATGCCGTGTAACGGCATATAAACGCGCGTAGATACTTTTTGTTTACCGTAGATTCGTTTTTATACGCGTTGTCATAGCCACGTTTTGTCCCATGAGGATTATTTCATTTAAAATTTGTTAATCTATTTGGTAGATCTCCCCTTTTAAATCTTAAACTCTGTTAAATATCTATTGTTTACATAACACCTATTAGTTTGTTTTAGATTTAATTCATTTCTTTGCATCGTTTTAAATTATTTTATTATGAAACCTACTAAACATAAATCTACTGAAATGGATATTGTTCTTTGTGTCCATTCTCGTCGTGACAAAGACGGTGAAATTTATTTCTACGTTGATTACATGTTTGCTGACAATCCTGTTTATTTTCGATGCAAGCAAATGTCTTCTATTGTTGATTTCATTAAATCTAATTTTTGATATGGAAACTCGAGGAAAACGAAATAAAAATCCCTTTAATATTAAAAGGTCTTCTAATATGTGGCTTGGTAAGATTCCTTTCTCTAATTCTACTGATAAGACATTTGAGCAGTTTGAATCTTTGGATTTCGGTCTACGAGCTGGTATTAAGCTTTTGATTAAGTATATTCGTGTTGATAAGTTAAAAACTGTCCGTGACATTATTTCCCGTTATGCTCCTTTGTCAGAAAATGATTCTGAGCAATATATTAAGTTTGTCACAGGTTATCGTCATGTTTTAAATGGTGTTGACTATACCATTTATGATGATAGAAAATCAATTCGTTTTCCCAGTGGTCAGTTTAATACCCTGGTAATGGCTATTCTTGATTATGAAAGTGATTTTCATATTACTGATAATGATTTAGCTTACATTTATAAACGTTTTAATTTCAGATGATTATGACTCCCTTTTTCCGTTTTGACCCCAATCGTTCTTTTGATGAACGTTGTGACATTGTTAGGCAAACTCCTATTACAAAAGAGATGTCTTATGAAGAGCGTTTAGCTGCTCAACGTAGGCGCTTTGGTCTTTAATCTTTATTAAAAATTTTCTATTATGAAAAAACAATTTTGGATTCAACTGCTTCGTATTTTGTCGTATATTCTTACGGCTTTGCTTAGCTACTTTGGAGGGAGCGCACTTTAGTGCGCTTGCCTCCTCTTGTCCCTTATTGCAAAAGTCACACACTTGATTTGACTTTCCATGTGTACCCATAGAAGAATTGTTACTAATAAATATACAGGTCGACACCTTATTGTTGATTGTGGTGTTTGTCCTGCTTGTCAGCAATTAAAAGCTATTAAACGTACAAATCGAATACGCAACAATGTTGATGCCGTTAAAAAGACCCATATTCGATTGTTCGTTACTTTGACATATCGTAACGCCTGTATTCCTTATTTCAAGCCTTCAGAGTTGCGTAATACTGATTCTCTCATTATTTATAGAGATTCATCTGTACATTGGAATCGTGGCCGTCGTATTGTTTCTTCTAAAACTGAAATTCTCTCTGAGTTATTTTTTGACTCTTTACCTGATAAAATCCCTTTGAAGTTTTTACGTCAACGTAAGGGTAGTTCTTGGACCTCTGTTCCTGATAAGTGTGGTGTTATTTATAATAAGGACTTTCAAGATTTTATAAAGCGTTTACGCATCTCTTTAAAACGTCATTATAATTATGAAATCCCACTCCAGTATTTTTACGTTTCCGAATACGGACCAACAACTTTCCGTCCGCATTTTCATGCACTCTTTGATATTCCCATCGGATATTACCAGATATTTAAGGATGCCATTAGTCAGGCTTGGTCGTTTGATGATTACTATCAGTGCCGACGAAATATCCAAATCGCCAAAAATGCAGCGGCGTATGTTTCTTCGTATGTTAATCGCTCTGCTTCTATTTCCTTATTGTTTGGAAAACATAAGGAAACACGGCCGTCTCACCATTACAGCCAAGGTTACGGCATGGGTAAAGATTGCTTTTCTATACCTCAAATTATCAAATGTTTCTCTCGACGTGATTTGTCGGTTGATGTGCCGAGGTTTAAGGGCACATCCCTTGTTGTTGACCGTATCTTATTTCCCAAGTACGTTATTAATAGATACTTCCCTAAATTCACTGGATATCGTAGGCTTACTTCTGATGCGTTGCGGCTCATATATCAAAGACCTGAACGTATTTACGACTATGCAAAAGTCTGTGGTATAGATTATAAACAGTGTCATTCTATTAAAGTTGCTATTACTCATAAGCATCAGTTATTTAAAGACTTTCTTTCACCCTATGATTACTCTGTTGTAGCTTCTTCCATTTGGACAATTTACGCTTCTAATGTTATGCGTGATTTTTACAATAATGTTGAATCTTTTAATTTTGTAGAGTCTTATGATAATCTACGTTCGCTCTCCTACGTCAAGCAACCTTATTTATTTGAATATTTAGATACTCTTTATCATCATTTCGGTTCTATTGAGCTTTATGACTATAATGAGATTCCGTCTATTATTTCAAAGTCTGAGCGTTTACACTGTTTTTATGATGATTATTCTAAAGATAAAAAAATACGTAATCACATATATTCCCAAATTTTTAATGTATGAACAAACTATTTCTTAATCCTACTTATGAGGCAAAAATTGGCTATAATGGTTTCAATATGTCTCAGCGTGTAAAGTTCACAAGTACTACTGGTGAGCTTTTACCTGTTTATTTTGACCTTTTGCAGCCTGGTGATAAGGTTACTATATCATCCGAAATGCGTACCCGCACTCTTCCCATTGAGTCCCCCGCTATGATGGAACTAACCGAGTCCTGCGATTGGTTTTTTGTTCCTATTGAACAGATTTACAAGCTTTTTGGTTCATGGTTTTTCCGCATTGATGACCATTCTTCCAGTCTTTTTAATTTGAAAAATTTTGTCGACAATTTGCCCAGCATTAGTATGGCTAATCTCAAATCTTTGGCCACTGAAATGAAGTCAAACTGGAAGTATTTTGCTGATGCTGCTGGTGCTGATTTTAGACTTTGCGAGATGCTTGGTTGTCCTATGGACGATGTAGCAAAGAATGATAATGCTGTCATGGCTATTGTTCCTCTTTTGTTTTGTGCTTATCAGAAAATCTATTTTGACTTCTATCGTCTTTCTGACCGTGAGACCGTAGATCCTGAGGCCTATAGTCTTGATAAATGGTATAGTACTGGTGACATATCCCTAGCTGCTGCTCGAAAGATGTTTACTCTGCGTTATGCTCCATGGAAACGCGATTTCTTTACATCGTCTTATGTTTCACCCGTTTTTGGTCAAAAAGGAATCAGTGGAATTGGCGAGTTAGATTCTACCACTTTACAACCTGTTAATAAACTTTATAATCAATGGCTTACTGCTGGTTCAAATGCTCTTCACACTGCTTATGTTGCTGGCCAGCAAGATGGTTTAGGTCAAACTGAGCCTACTCAAATCGTTAATGCTGGTACTCTCAATAAGCAACTTTGGTCACCTACTGCTATTAGAACTTCTTTCGCCCTTCAAAAGTTGTTAGAGGTCACTCGTCGTGCAGGCAAACATTATGATGCACAGCAGTTGGCGCATTTTGGTGTAGAACTTCCTAATGGTATTGCTGGTGAAGTAAAGTACATTGGTTCTCAGCATGCAGATTTACACATAGGTGACATTATTAGTACAGCTGAAACTTCTGAAGGTGTTTTAGGTCAGCTTGCTGGTAAAGGTTACGCTTATGGTAGTGGTTCAGACATGAAGTTTTCTGCTCCTTCACATGGTATTTTGATGTGTATTTATAGTGCTGTTCCTGATGTTGATTATTCAGCTACTGGTCTTGACCGTCTACATACTTACATTGATACAGCTTCTTGGCCTCGTCCTGAGTTTGATAATCTTGGTATGCAACCGTTATTTGCTTATCAGGCAAAGATGGATAATAATCCCAACGATGGTTCTACTAATAGTTCTAAATTATTAGACTGGCAGTATCGTTATGCTGAGCTTAAGACAAAATTCCCAAAGGTGTTCGGAGGTTTGAAAAAAGGTCACAATCTTTCATATTGGGTACCCCAACGTGAGTTTACTTCTAACCAACTTTTTAGCTTCTTGGCCTCGCCATTCTATCTTAATCAAGTTATGACGGTCGGTTATTCTCCTACTGTTGATGACCCGTTCAACTCTGATCCCCTTATACATGATTTTAACCATCAAGTTCGCAAAGCATCTAAGATGTCGACATATGGTCTTGAGTCTCTTTAACTTTAAATTTTATTGTTATGCCCATAAAACGTATTAATAAGTTTCCTGAGTTTCGTCATATTGACGTTTCTTGTATCCCTCAGTATTCTGATTCTTCTGATTTAGTTCCTGTTTCTGATGATAAAGAATTGGAACAGGTCATTTTTGCTCCCGACCCTATAACAGGAATACCACGTAGTGACCTTGGTCTGATTATGTCTAAGGACACTGCTCCTGAGGTATCTCAGTATATTCGTGACCATCTTATGCAGCCCGCTTCTACTCCTCAGCTTCTCGGTTCAGATGATGACTCAGCTAATTTGGCTTTGGCCTCAGTTAAGTTAACTTCTCAGTCTTTTGATGATTATGCAGAAGGTCTCCGTAAACTTGTATCCGTGGACAGCGGAAGCTCAGAAGATAAGAAGTAAGGTTTTTGGCGACCTCTCCCCAGAGGTCGCCAAACTCTTTGTTT